GTCTTGAACGCCAGCAGGATCTGCTGGCCGGCGAAGGTCGGGGCGGCCAGCGTGCGCGTCTCGGCGCCAGCGCTGACCAGCGGCACGTACCCGTTGCCGACGATGGGGATCGCCCCCGCGTCGCCCGGGTCGACGATGGCACCGTACACGCCGGTGTCCCAGCCCTCGTTCAGGTGGAGGTCGCCGGACGTCGCAGAGGCACCGGCCGCCGCCGCCGCAATGCCCGCGTGCACGCCGGTGTTGGCCGACGTGAAGCGGGTGTTGGCCGCGTCGTAGTAGATGTCCTGGCCCTGCGTCCACGCGTACGTGCCGTCCTTGGTGACCGTGCACACGCCCCGGATGCGGAGCGGGCCCGTGCCCAGCGCCGCGATGTCGTTGACCACGATGCCGAGCCAACGACCGATGGCCACGACGGCGCCAGAGACGAGCGCGCCGACCGTGGTATAGTTGATGACCTGGCCTTCCTGCTTGTACGTCTTCACTGCCTTGGCTCCTGTCTGCTGTTCCCGCCTTGCCCGACGATCCGTCGCCCCGGACCGGGCCGGATCGGGCTTCCGGCCCAGCCCAGGTCACTGCGCCCGATCAGGCGCCAGGGGTCATGCTGGCACCGCGCCAGTCGACCTTGCCCACGCCCACGTCCCCGGCCGCCTTGAACTCCACGCCGTCGACGTGGAACCCGTTTTGCGTCTCGAGTCGGGGGGCGTCCTGCCCGTCGAGGAACGCCACCCGGACCACCGGGGCGTCCTGCGGATCGCAGAAGCAGTGCGTCTTCAGCGTCGAGTACCCGGTGATGGCCGTGTTCTCGATCTCGGGTTCGACGACCAGCGTCAGCCCGAGCCGCTTGATCCACACGTTGACGTTCGAGTCGGCCCGGCCGGTCTCGAACAGGGTCTGCGCCCAGAACGGTTCCCCGCTGGGCCCGCAGAGGATCTTCGACGGCTGCAGGCCGAGCGTCACGTTCCCGCCGGTGCCCGTCTGCCCGCGCACGAGCGGGACGAGCTTCGCCAGGGCCGCCTGGCAGTGCGCGACCGTGTCGCTCGCGTAGCCGGCGCCGGTCTGGATGTTGACGTGCGCCGAGCTGAACAGCGCGTTGCCATCGGTCATGTTCCCGTTGCCGAGCAGGATCACGACCGCCCGGCGGTTGATCGTCCGGGCCCAGGCGCGGCCGAACTTCACCGGGGTGTCGGTGAGGACGCCCAGGTCGTCGTTGATCATCGCCTGCCGAGTCACGGAGAAGATGTCCCCGCAGGTCAGCAGGTAGATCGTCTCGCGATCCTCGGCCATGGTGGTGTACGGGAACTCGGCGCCCTCGGGCACGTCCGGGAACACCGAGAACTCGCCGACCTTCACCACATACGCCGTCTTGAAGTCGGAGAGCGAGCCGCGCTGGCACCACTCCTGCCAGGTGGTCGGGGCCGCCTTGTAGGCCCCCAGGAGGGACTTCTCCGCGACGTTCGCCAGGGCGTACGGGAAGTCGCCCGTGCTGTGCGTGAACGCCCGGCCGACCAGCTCGAGCTTGTTCATGCGGCGGGTGGCGACGCCCCGGTACTCGAGGCACGCCCGGGCCAGGTCCATGAGGGACCCGTACCGGAAGTCCGCGCCCTCGTCGGCCGCCTTGACGGCCAGGTCGGCGGGGGCCTTCGGGTCGATCTTCTGCATCCCGATGCGGGTGGTCAGCCCCGCGATGATGCGCCCGCGGAACTTCGTGTCGTCGTCCGCGGTGATGACAGCCCGGCCCGCGCTCGGGTGGGCCTTGGCCAGGTGCTCGACCATGCGCCCGCGGGCGACGTCGAGCGTGACCTTCTCGCGCAGGCAGGTGTCCCGGATCTCGACCATGCCTTCCGTGGTCTCGAAGGCCCGGAAGAGATCGAGCAGCTCGCCCGGCTCAGCGCCGGCAGAGGTTCCGGCCGACGGGGAGGCGGTTCCGGTACCCGGGGCGGCCCTCCCCGAACCGGCTGCCGGAGGGTCCACGGGGGCTCCGACCTTGGCGGCGGCAAACGCCAGGACCTCTTCGTCCGTGGCGTCAGCCTTCAGCCCCAGCTTCTCGAGCTTCGCACGCAGTTCCTTGAGGTTCATGTCTGCACCTTTCGCGTCCTTGGTTGCCTTGGCCCCGGCCTGCGCACCGTCGACAGAGCTCCGCGTGCCCGCGTTCGGGTCTGCCCCGATTGGGGTCACGCTGCTCTCTTTGGCTTCCCAAGCGGTGACCACCTCCAGCGCCCGGGCGCCCGCGGCCGTGAACGTCCGTCCGTTCACCGTCGCTGTCTCGCCGGGCTTGATGTAGGTGACCGCCGCCCGCCGGTAGCCCACCGAGCGCTGGTCAAGGTGCCCTTCTCGAACCTTCGTCCACACTTTGTCCTCGGTCGCCGACCAGACTTCCGTGCCACGGAACTCGTCGCCGTCCACCCGTAGGTTGATGACCGACCCCAACACGTGGTCGGCGTCCGAGGACTTGTGCGCGTTCAGGAGCGGGAGCTTGTTCCGCCGGATGGCGTCCATCCGCAGGCCCGCCATGAGCAGGACCTCGTCGACGACCTCCCAGCGTTCCCAGTCGATCACCGCGACGGGGGCCTCGGTGGTGATGGTTATGTCCACCGTCCGGGCCTTCTCGTCGACGGTCTTCGGGGCGATCTCCGCGATGCGTCGCATCAGCGGGTTGTCCCCGACCGCGGTCGCAGCGGCCAAGCGCAGCTTGGCATCCTCGACGCCGTCGATCCTGACCCCGTAGAGTGCCGCCAGAAGCCGCCTGATCTCGTCCATGGTCACGCCCCCGCATTCTGGTCGCCGGCGTCCTGCCCGGCGGTGTCCGACCCGTCTTCGCCCCCGTCTCCGTCGCTGCCGTCTGCGCCGCCCTGGGGCCCGCCCCGGAGCGTCTGGTGGAGCGTCAGCCCGAGGCGGCTGCCGAAGTCGATCTCCGTCTTGATCTGCCGGAGGAAGTCCTCCCACTCGCCGCCGCGGGCCTCGACCTCTTCCCGGATGGTGCTGATCCCCGCTTCGATGGCCTGGATGGAGGCGTTGACCTCCTGCTGCGGGTTGACGCCCCAGTCCCAGTGCGGGCGGCCGAACCGGGCCGCGTATGGGTCTGCCTTCGCGCCGGGAACCCGGATCTCGCCCATGGCGATGGCCATGTCGACGAAGTCCCGGTGAACCTGCTTCAGCACGCGCCGGCAGAACCACCCGTGGGTGTGCGTGATGCGCTTCCGCGGGTACTGGTTTCCGAGCCGGCCGCCCGCATGGGTCGTCCGCGTGTAGTCCCCGGTCACCCACTCGTAGGAGAGCCCCAGGCCCACGCCGACGCCCCGCGCCACGAGGGACGAGAGCGGGTCGAGGTCGTTCGTCGGGCTGGGGATGTGGCTGGTCACCTTGCCCGACCCAGCGTACTGGATCATGCCCGGCTCGATCTTCCGCATGGGGTCCCCGACCGCGTTCACGATGGAGTTGCCGCTCCCCGGGTTCAGGCCCGGTACCGGCGGGGGCGTCCCGCCCTTCGGGTCCTCGGAGATGATCACGGCAATCGCGCTCTGCACCTTGCGGGCGATGAGCGCGTACTCCTTCAGGTCCCGGAGGTCGTAGAGGTCCCGGATCACCGGGGCCAGCCACGAGATGCCCCGCAGCTGGTCCGGGTGGAAGAGCACGAAGGGCAACTGCACGTCCGCAGCGGGGAGACGCTGGATCTTGGCAGCGTACCCGTTGTCCTCGACGTGGTAGGCCACGATCCGCCCGTCCGGGCTGTACTCGACGCCCTGGTTGACCTGGTTGCCCTTCCGCGGGTCCGTCCGGTAGGTGGTCAGCCTGGCGCCGTCGATGAGCTCGTAGGCCAGCGGCAGCACCCGGCCGGGGTCCTTCAGGTAGCGCCGATACAGCAGGATGTCGCCGGCCACGACCACGCGCCGGAGGACGAGCTCCTCCATCTCGAACCAGTGCATCCTGCCGAACGCGTCCGCCTCTTCCATCCAGCGGTCCTTTAGGTCGGACACGCGTCGGTTCAGCTGCTCGTTGACCGTCTGGTTCTTCGAGTACGCGATCCGGCACTGGGTGGTGACGCCCCCGGACAGCGTCTCGTCGATGATGGTCTGGACGACCTTGCGCCCGTAGCCGTCGTTCAGGCTGAGCCAGTCCGCGAGCTGCCGGACGGCGACCGCGTCGGACCCGGTGATCGAGTTCGGGTCGCGCGTCTTGATCCGGCCCCACCCGGACGTCAGGCGGGTCTTCTCGGCCGCCGCCAGGTAGGCCCGGGACGCCTCCCACGCCATCCGGCGCCGGGCCATGCCCATGGCCGTGCCGTACAGGCCGACGGCGGCCACGCCCCGCTCCAGTGCGGTGTAGCGGAAGGGCGGGACCTCGACAGAGGCCGGGACGACTTCCCTTGTGCGCCCGAACATCATCCGGCCGCCTCCGTCTCCCGGAACTCGGCGAGGTAGGACCCGGCGTTCTGGTCGGTCCCGTTCAGCGCCGCGATCTGCGTGTCGAGCTTGTCGAGGTCGTCCAGCAGTTCCCGGTATTCCTTGCGGACGGACTCGAACGTCTGGCGGCTTACCTGGATCGATCCCCAACCGACCTGGTAATGCGAAGCGCGGATCACTTTCGGGTACTGGGTCTCGACCTCGGTGATACGAGCCAGAACCCGAGTGCGCCGCGCTTCCAGCCGCTCCAACATCGTCGCCATGACTGCCGAAGATAGTGGGTTTCGCAGCGAAACACAACACGCCCGCCCGAAACGCCATCCGATTCCGGCCATGGCGTAGCCGTTCAGCCTTGTTTCGGCGAAACGCTTTCGCTGGACTGGAACGACCGCCGGCAGGCGTTGCAGATGTGCCACCGCACCACCAGCGTCGGCCCGCGGGGCTTCGTCGAGTAGGTGCGGATCTCCGGGGAGTGGCAGAACGGGCACAGCAGCCGCGGGTACTCGACCCGGACCCACGGGGAGGACCTCCCCTTGCGGATCTCGCCCACGTACTTCTGCGCCGGCGCCGGCTCGTTGGCCAGCCGGGCCGCTGCCTGCAGGACGCCTTCCCCGAGGGATGGGGCCTGGACCGACACGTCGGGACTCTTCTGCCTGGCCATTGGGGTCTCCTACGATTGCCCTATGTCGCGCCCCGTCCACGGGTTCACGTTGTCCCGCTGGGGCCCCTGGACCTGCTTCGCGCGAGGCGGGCGAAGCGCCGCTATCTGGAACGCCATGGTGGCGATCATCTGCATCTTCTCGCAGTCCAGCGCGTGGTTGTCGTGGGTCTGGCGCCACACGAACTTCGGGTGGCCGGACGGCGTCTTCTCCTCGACCTTGGTTTCGCCGGTGAGCTGCTCAAAGTACTCCTTGCTCGCCTCCTCCTCCACGTACCACGCCCCGGACGCCCCCGGCTGGACCTCCCACCGGGCGAAGAGGAGGTCCTTCCACCGGGCGTCGTTGGCGTTGATGAGCACCATGGCGCCCCCGA